CCAGCAACCCCATCACCAACCAGCCTGGTGCTGGCCGTGGCGAAGAGCCTAAGACCGGCCGTGCCTCCGATGCATACCGTGTGGATATGCTCAAGGCTCTGCGTACCAACTTCCGTCAGATCAGCAATGTTCTGTCCGAGGGCATCGATACCGATGGTGGCTATCTGGTACCCGAAGAGTACGACCGCCGTCTGATCGAGGGTCTGGAGGAAGAGAACATCTTCCGTAAGCTGGGCACCACCATCACTACCAGCGGTGAGCGTAAAATCAACATCGCTGGCAGCAAGCCCGCGGCTGCTTGGATTGACGAGGGCGAGGAACTCACCTTTGGTGATGCTAAGTTCGCCCAGATCAATCTGGATGCCCACAAACTCCATGTCGCTGTTAAGGTGACTGAGGAACTGCTCTACGACAATGCCTTCCAGCTGGAGAAGTACATTCTTCGCCAGTTCTCTAAGGCACTGGGCAATGCCGAAGAGGATGCCTTCCTCAATGGTGACGGTGTTGGCAAGCCTCTGGGTATCTTCGCTGAAACTGGTGGTGCTGAAGTTGGTGTGACTGCCGCTTCCGCAACCGCAATCACCGCTGATGAGATCATCAACCTGGTGTACAGCCTCAAGCGTCCTTACCGTAAGAATGCTAAGTTCATCATGAACGACCAGACCATCTCTCTGCTCCGCAAGCTGAAGGATGGCAACCAGGCATACCTCTGGCAGCCTTCCGTGCAGGCTGGTGAGCCTGACCGTCTGTTCGGCTACGAGGTTCTGACCTCTCCTTATGTGCCTACTGTCGAGGCTGGTAAGCCTGTCATCGCCTTCGGTGATTTCAGCTACTACAACATCGGCGACCGTGGCACTCGTTCCTTTGCGGAACTGAAGGAACTGTTCGCTGGTAACGGTATGGTCGGCTTCGTTGCCAAGGAGCGTGTTGATGGCAAGCTGGTTCTGCCTGAAGCCATCAAGGTTCTGAAGATGAAGTCTGCGTAATGAAAGGAGGCGGCGGTGATGGAGGAACTGCTCGTTAAAGTGAAGCAAAATCTGATTCTCGACCATGCGGTGGATGATGCTCTGCTGAAAGGCTACATCACCGCCGCTATTTCTTATGCCGAGAGTTACCAGCACATCCCGGCTGGCACCTATACGGAAAATGCCATGCCTCCGACCACAGAACAGGCAGTCATCATGCTTTCGTCCCATTTTTATGAATCCAGGGACGGCAGCACGGGCGGCTTCTTTGCGGATAGTGTCCAGGCTGGAAAGCAGGTGTGGGAAACCGTGAACCTGCTTCTCCGCCTCGACCGGGAATGGAAGGTGTGAGTATGAGTTATGGAATGATGAACGGTTTTGCGGATATCATCGAAACCAGGCATATCAAGGACAGCGAGGGCTTTTCTACTACGGTGGATGAAGTCCTCGCTTCTGTCCGTGTTTACAGGGAAGGTCGCCACGGTTCCCAGCGGTGGGCAAACCTCGCAGCGTTCTCTGAGGCGACTGACCTTTTCCGCTTCCGCTGTATCCCTGGGCTGACGATCACCACCGACCACATTCTGGTGTGCGATGGTGGTCGCTATGACATTACCTCTGTGGAGGATGTCAAAGGCCGTGGGATGTATGTGGAAGTGCTGGCGAAAAGGAGTGAAGCGACCAATGGCAAAAGTTGATGTGAAGATGCCGGAGGACTTCCTTTTGAAGTTTTCCAGGCTGCAGTCCAATACGGATGCCGTTGCGGAAAAAGTGCTGGAAGCTGGCGGTGAGGTGGTTCTGGCAAAGGTCAGCAGCAACCTGTCCGCAGTCGTTGGTAGTGGTACGAAGCACCCGTCTGAATCCACGGGTGAACTGGAAGCCTCTCTGGGCGTGACCCCAGTAAAGATGGACAAGCAGGGTAATCACAACATCAAGATTGGTTTTGCGGAGCCCCGTTCCGATGGAAAGAGCAACGCCATGATTGCCAACATTCTGGAGTACGGAAAGCATGGTCAGCCTGCAAAGCCCTTTTTGAAACCAGCCAAGTCTGCATCCAAGTCGGCGTGTATTGCTGCGATGCAGCAGAAATTTGATGAGGAGGTCAAAAAACTGTGAGTGTACTTTCTGACATTCAATCGGCACTGACCCCTCTGGGTATTCCGCTGGAAACTGGTGTGTTCAAAGACAAGGCCCCGGAGCGGTATATCGTGGTAGTGCCGATTGTGGATACTTTCGGACTCCATGCGGACAACGCACCAGCGTTTGATGTGCAGGAGGCACGAATTTCGTTATACGCCCAGGGCAATTACATGAAGGACAAAAACACCATCGTGAAAACGCTCCTGGATCATGATTTTACGATAACCGACCGCAGATATGTCGGTTATGAAACTGAAAACGGCTATCACCACTATGCGGTGGATGTAGCCAAACACTATGAAATGGAGGAATAACCTATGGCAACTATCGGTCTTGATAAACTGTTTTATGCCAAGATTACCGAGGATGAAAGTGGCAATGAAACCTACGCAACCCCAGCACAGCTGGCAAAGGCTATGAGTGCCGAACTCTCCGTAGAACTGGCAGAAGCTACCCTCTACGCAGATGACGGTGCTGCTGAAATCGTCAAGGAGTTCAAAAGCGGTACGCTGTCCCTTGGCGTGGATGATATCGGTGCAACCGCAGCTTCCGATTTGACGGGTGCGACCATCGATGATAACGGTGTCGTGGTATCTACCAGTGAGGACGGCGGTGACCCTGTGGCGGTGGGCTTCCGTGCAAAGAAGTCCAACGGCAAGTACAAGTATTACTGGCTGTACCGTGTGAAGTTCGGTATCCCTGCTACGAACCTTGCCACCAAGGGCGACAGCATCACTTTCTCTACCCCTACCATTGAGGGTACGATTCTTCGCCGTAACAAGGTGGACGGCAAGGGCAAGCATCCCTGGAAGGCAGAGGTCACCGAGGGTGATACTTCTGTATCCGCTGACACCATCACCAACTGGTATAAGGAAGTCTACGAGCCTACCTATGCCAGTGCTGCATCTGAAGAATAAGGAGGACTGACCTATGAATACGGAACGCTCTGCAAATATCAATATCGGCGGCGATGAGTACACGCTGCTTCTGACTACCAAGGCCACCAAGGACATCGCCGGCCGTTACGGCGGACTGGAGAACCTGGGCGACAAGCTGATGAAGTCCGAGAATTTTGAGATGGCAATCGGCGAGATCGTCTGGCTCATCACGCTTCTGGCGAACCAGTCCATTCTGGTTCATAATCTCAAGCATAAGGATGAACCCAAGGAACTGCTCACCGAGGAGATGGTGGAACTCTTGACCACTCCTGTGGATCTGGCAGATTACAAGGTTGCAATCACCGAGGCTCTTTACAAGGGCACCAAGCGCAATGTAGAAAGCGAGTCTGACTCAAAAAACGCACAGGTCGGGTAAGTGACGAAGAGTTATTTACCCGGCTTTTATATTACGGCATCGCCCACCTCCATCTGACACAGGATGAGGTGTGGTTGATGCCGTTTGGCTTATTACTCGACCTATGGGAATGCCACAAACAGTACAACGGACTGGCAAAACCCAAACGGGAGATGTTCATCGATGACATTATCCCAGACGGCATCTGATGAAGGAGGTGGTTTAGATGGCAGATGATTTTGGTCTGAAAATTGGCCTTGAGGGCGAGAAAGAGTTCAAAAAGGCCCTCTCTGAAATCAACCAGTCCTTCAAAGTCCTCGGCTCTGAGATGAAGGTGGTACAGTCCCAGTTTGATAAAAACGACAATTCTGTGGAAGCCCTTACCGCCAGAAACCAGGTGCTGAATAAGGAGATCGAAGCCCAGAAGCAGAAGATTGAAACGCTCCGCTCGGCTCTGGCCAACGCTGCGGAGTCCTTCGGCGAAAACGACCGCCGTACCCAGCAGTGGCAGATCCAGCTGAATAATGCCACGGCCACCCTTAACGATATGGAGAGGGAACTCGACCGTAACAATGCGGCTCTGGATGATGCCGAACGTGAAATGGACGATGTGGCTGACAGTGCGGATGATATGGGCGAGGAGATTGACGATGCCGCTGATTCTGCGGATAAGTCCAAGAGTAAATTTGAATCGCTGGGCAGTGTGCTGAAAGGCATCGGTGCAGCGATGGGTGCAGTAGCGGTAGCTGCTGGTGCGGCGGCTGTATCTCTGGGCAAGGAAGTCATCGCCGCTTACGCTGACTATGAACAGCTGGTCGGTGGCGTGGATACGCTTTTCAAAGAGTCCTCCCAGGAACTTCAGACCTATGCCGCCAATGCCTATAAGACCGCTGGTTTGTCCGCAAATGACTACATGGAAACGGTCACTTCCTTCTCTGCATCGCTGATCCAGTCTCTGGGCGGTGATACGGAAAAGGCAGTCAAGTATGCAGATATGGCGATTACGGATATGTCCGATAACGCCAATAAGATGGGTACGGACATGAGCCTTATCCAGAATGCTTACCAGGGCTTTGCCAAGCAGAACTACACCATGCTGGACAACCTGAAACTGGGCTATGGCGGTACGAAAACCGAAATGGAACGACTGCTGGCAGATGCCCAGGCCATTTCCGGCATTGAGTACAACATTGACTCCTATGCCGATGTGGTGGAAGCCATCCATGTCATCCAGGAGAGCATGGGTATTGCCGGAGCGACCGCAGCAGAAGCGGAAGGTACAATTTCCGGCTCTATCAATGCCATGCAGGCGGCTCTCCAGAATATGCTGGTGGGCTTTGGTGATGCGGACGCCGATATGGAACTGCTCTGCCAGAACATGGTGGATGCCCTCCAGAACGTCATTAAGAACATTACCCCTGTTATTGAGAACATGGTGAAAGTCCTGCCTACAGTAACGGGTGCATTGCTGGATGCCTTTTCTGACCTGCTCCCGACTCTGCTCCAGACGGTGACTGACCTGTTTGCCCAGCTACTGAATACCATCCTAACGCTTCTTCCCCAGCTGATTCCGGCTGTGGTGGAAGCCGTGATGACCATCGTCCAGGCACTTATTGACAATCTGCCCCTTCTGGTAGATGCCGCCGTGCAGCTGGTGGTCGCACTGGTAGAAGGTATCGGCATGGCTCTGCCCCAGCTTATCCCCGCGGCAGTCCAGGCAATCATCACCATCGTGGAAGGTCTGATTTCCAATCTGCCCCTTATCCTGGATGCAGCACTTCAGCTGATTATGGGTCTTGCAGAAGGACTGCTGACTGCAATTCCTGTTCTGATTGAGGCTCTGCCATCCATCATTCTGGCTATCGTGGATTTCATCATCGGTGCCATTCCGCAGATCATTGAAGCTGGCATTCAGCTTCTGACCTCTCTGGTGGCGGCCTTGCCGGAAATCATCACAGCAATCGTGGCGGCTATCCCACAGATTATTGAGGGCATCATCACAGCGGTGCTGGACAGCATCCCCCAGCTGGTACAGGCAGGCATTGACCTTCTGGTAGCACTTATCCAGGCGTTGCCAGAGATCATCACCACCATTGTGGCGGCAATCCCGGAAATCATCGGCTCTATCGTCAATGCTCTTATAAACAGCATTCCTCAGATCGTCCAGGCTGGCGTTCAGCTTCTGGTATCTCTGATTAAGAACCTGCCGACTATCATCGTGGAAATCGTAAAGGCTGTACCGCAGATTATTTCTGGTCTGGTATCTGCACTTGGCAAGGGCGTTTCCCAGATGGCCCAGGTCGGTGGCAACCTTGTCCGTGGTTTGTGGCAGGGTATCCAGTCCCTGGCTTCCTGGCTCTGGAACAAGGTGTCCGGCTGGATTTCCTCTATCTGGGATGGCATCTGCGACTTCTTCGGTATCGCTTCTCCGTCCAAGGAAATGGGCTGGGTCGGCGAAATGCTGGTAGAAGGCTTAGCTGGTGCTATCAATGCCAATGGTAAGGATGCGGTGCTGGCTGCCGAAGGCATGAGCAAGGATATCAACGATGTGATGCACGGTCTGGCTGATGAGATGACCACGGCTCTGCCTACAGAGTTCAATGTCAATGGTACGGTCAACCGCAACGATACCGTGTCCGGCATGGGCTGGGGCGGTGGTGCGCTTATCACCATCCAGCAGATGATTGTCAGAAGCGAAGAGGATATCCGTAAGATTTCCCAGGAACTCTACAATCTGATTCAAAGTGGGTCCCGCGCACAGGGACATTTCACTACAGCGTAAAGGAGGGCTTTGATGTATGGGTTTCACCTATAACGATATTACTTCGGCCAGCATGGGCATCAAAGCCCGTCTGACCTCCTGGCAGGTGTGTGGTAAACTCCGTAACTTTACCACCACCGTGCCGGGGAAATATGGTGTTGCAGATTTTGGTGCGGATTTTGATTACCGTGAGATCACCGCACACTGCAGCATCTATCCAAAACACAGCTTCACCGCACTGGTGTCGGCTCTGGACGATATTGCCGTTTGGCTTGACCCTGTCCAGGGACTTCGCCAGCTGGTGTTCGATGATGTGCCGGACAGATACTTCATGGCGCGTCTGAATGATGCGGTGGACTGTGAAAGGCTCATCCGCTCCTCTGGCAGCTTTGACCTCAAGTTCTTCTGCCCAGACCCTTTCGCTTATGCGATTACGGACGAGACCTTTTCCATCACGGAAGCCGGAACACACACCATTGCCCGTGTGATTGGCAACGTGGAATCGCTCCCTTTGTACCGCATCGAGGGCGAAATGACACCTGGGGCAAGTAACTATATCAGCATCACCACCAACGGTTCGGAACTCAAAATTGTCAATGCCACCTTGTCTGCCGGAGAGGCACTCATTGTGGATACTGATAAGATGACCGCCTATGTGGTTGATGCCAACGGAGATACGCTCAGAAACGGTCTGCCGTACTTGCAGGAGTTGAATTTTCCAACCCTGCACGTGGGCGACAATACGGTAACGGTCGAAGTGAGCAACGCTACTCTGACCGAAGTTCAGATACAGGCAAAAAGCAGATGGAGGTGATGGCATGGCTCTGAAAACTATTCTGAATAAGCAGACGGATTTCACGGGAGAGTTCCCAACAGAGTATGCCGCCTCTGGTCTGTGGCGTATGAATGAATCCGCACCAGATGAGGATAACGCCCTTGCAGATAGTTCCGGCAACGGAAGAAAAATGGTCATCGTGAACTGGTCTGGTACGACAGCCAATCTCTCTAAAAGTCCCAAAGGGCGGCAGCTCCGTTTTAATATCAATAATCCTACATCGGAAAAGACCCACCTGCAGGTCACCAATGACGGCAGCATTTTTGCCAACCTCGGTGAACGCATCGTGGTGGGAGGCTGGATGTGTCCGACTACCTATTCTGTAGGCAACACATTCTGTCCGATTTTCAATACGAGATACGGTCCCGGTCAGCCGATTTTTTACCTATCGCTGTATTCCGGCAAGCCCAGAATCATGCTGTATAACTCCGCTGGTTCTCTGATCCTCGACCAGTCTATGACACCATCGTTCAAATTGGTAAACGGTGGCTGGTATTTCATTGCCGGAGTTATCGAGCCAAACAACAAGAAGTTCACCTATGTGGTGGGCGACCGTTCTTCCGGCACGGTCTGGAAGTCGGAGGTGCTGACCTTTACTGGGGAATTGAACCGCTCCTGCGTGGCAGACCTTGTGATTGGTATGCACGCTGGGACGTATTACTATGCTGGCGGCGTGGATGACTGGTTTCTGGATTGTGATTCTCCGCTTACCGCAGACGACCTGGTTGATTACTTCAATGCCACGTTGCTCTGTAACGGCGGCGACAGCAGTTCCGATGTGGATGCGCTGACTGATGCCAGCGGTGTCATTCTGAAAGCGACCGATGGCGTGTACCCAGAAAGTGGCACAATCTACACAAAGGCTGTGGAGTGCAACCTTTCCGGCACAGGCAAGGTATCTGTGACCAGTGAGTATGTGGCTGGAACAACATCTGTTTCCGGCATCGAAACCTCTACCAGCGATGACCTTACGGATTGGAGCGACTGGATCGGCATTGCATCCGATGGTAAGCTACAGTCCCCAAACCGAAATTATATCCGATTCCGTGTTACCCTGAACACTTCGGATACGAGCCTGACTCCAAAACTGGTGGATGTCCGGCTCTACGACATTCCCAAGGCACCCTATGAAAAAATCGGCTATGCCCGACCTGTGGTGCTGGATGGAAATGGTGCGTGGGAAGCGGTTCTGGAGAACGCCTATGACATCATCGTTACTGGCGAGATCAACGGAGAGGATACGCTTTCTTTCTGTATCCCTTACAGGGACAGCAAACGAAAATACATCGACAACGAGAAGAAAATCCAGATCGTTGATGATGTTTATAAAATCCGTACCATCACCGATGTGAAGGACAGCACTGGCAGTACCATTACCCAGGTGTATGCAGAAGCGGAGTTTTACGATTTGACCTTCTCCGTCCGTAAGGAGGAAAAGAAGTTTGAAGCGGAAACAGCCGATGTGGCGATGGCCTATGCTCTGTCTGGCACGGAATGGAGCGTGGGTACAGTAAGCGTGACCACCAAGCGTACCTGGACATCTACGGAGAAGAACGCACTGGCAATCCTCCGCAGCATTGCAGACCTGCACGGTGGTGATCTGGTCTTTGACTGTCCGAACCGACTGGTGCATCTTCTGACCGTCAACGGCAAGGACAGCGGTGCGCTGTTTGCTTATAAAAAGAACATGAAAAGCATCGAGCGTGTGGTGGACACTCGCTCTTTGGTAACAAGGCTGTATGCTGTTGGTGCGGATGGTCTGACCTTTTCAGACATTAACGGTGGTAAGCCTTATCTTGAGGATTACACCTATTCCAAGGAAGTGCGAATTTCCACGCTGGACTGCTCCTCGTTCACCAATCCGTATCAGATGAAGGAATTTACAGCCATGCGCCTTGCGGAATACTGCAAGCCTACGGTTTCCTATGTTCTGAATGCGATGGACTTATCCGTTCTGACTGGGTATGAGCATGAAGCCTGGAACCTCGGCGACTACGTCCGTGTGGAAGATAAGGAACTGGGGCTTTCGGTCACCACCCGTATCGTCCGCCGTGAGTATAACCTGCAGGAGCCTTGGAATACCGTGTTGGAACTTTCCACTACGCTGAAGAATCTGGGCAGCTCCGTCAGTTCCATTGATACCATTGCCGATGCTCTGGAAGGCACCAGCATGGTTTCCAATAACGATATCCGTGAACTGGTGCCGTTCAATCATCTGCGTAATTCCCGTGCGGATGATGGGCTGGCGTACTGGGTAAGTTCCGGCTTTGAAGCCGATAGTGAGAATGGTGCATCCGGCACGGCCTCCTTTAAGGCCGAGGGCGTGGCGGGCATGACCAAGAGCCTGTCCCAGACCGTGTATCCGTCCAACCGCAGCAGTTATACGCTGTCGGCACAGATTGCTTCGGACGATTTGGAGAAGCTGTCCGATGATGCCCAGGTAGGCATTGAGGTAGTAATCGAATACGAGGACGGCAGCACAGAAACACGATTCATTGACTTGTACTGATGGGAGGGCATTATGGCATATTTCTCAAAGACCTCGCAGAAGATCACCCCAGAAAGCTACTTCTCTAAGGTCAAATCCATCACGGTGCGGGTCTGCATGACCAACTGTACTGGCACCCTGTATGTGACAGATATTTTGCTACAGCCGGGGTCTGTGGCGACTGGATGGGTAGGCCATCCTTGTGAAATGAAGTGGGTGCTGGATGGCTAACCCAGCATTCATCCGACTGGCAGAGGTCATCAATAAGAAACAGGATATGCGTGTAGTGAGCATTACGGTGAAGCCTACCATCACCGACTGCTCCGGCACGATCTGGTTCACAGATCTTCAGCTGCAAGAGGGACCGGCTCTGACGGGATACACACCGCACACAGAGAAACGGCTGATAGAAGATGCCAAGGTCTGGTTCAACGGTGTGGTTCGTTCTGCGGAGACCGTGGTGCTGTTTAACCTCGGCGATACTTCCGGCGGGCTGGATGTCCACATTTACCCCAAATCTGATATGGCGGCTGGCTCTGTCCAGCTTGCCCAGGGTGTGGGCGGTCAGCGTGTCTGTTTCCCTAATGCCCTAAAAGCAGAAGATGACCTCGCTCTACTCGCTTCCGTTCGGGAGTGTACCAAGAACGGCGTGATCGAGCCGAAAGAAGGTTTTTATCAATACAGTGCTGCTTGGGATTCCAAGCATATGGTCACTCTGGAGGACGGAAAGTCTGCCAGGGTACTTTTTGAATTGCAGCAGATGAAGGATGGAGGTGAGTCATTCTGATGGATAAGCTAAAAGGCAAACGCATCATGGTCTGGACTTTCATGGGTAATTCCAGAATGTATGAAGCCTTGCGTGACTATGGCGACCGCATCGATACCATTGGCCTGTTTTCCTTTAAGGTGGATGCTACAGGAACAATTACCGAGAGTGGCGTTGCCATCAGCAATATGCTGACCTACATCAACAAATGGCCCCACATCCGCTGGCTGCTGACTGTTGCCAATGATGGCTCCAATTCAGTGTTCAAAGCCCTGCGTGATAATACGGATGGCGCACAGGACACCTTCTGCTCCGAACTTATCCGCATCATGGAGAAATACCCCTGGTGTGATGGCGTTGATATCGACTTGGAAAAAGGTGATGATTATTCAACCCACGCAGTCTCTACAGCCATGTTCCAGCACATCTATGAAACCGTAAAAGGCTATGACCCCAGCAAGGAGATGAACATCTGCTTGCCTGGTATGACTTCGGTCAACGGCTCGGTTGGTGGTGAGAACTGGTGTGTTTATGGCGACCTAAATCAATACTGTGATACTGCCTCTATCATGACCTATGGTATGGCATGGGCTGGCTCTGCCCCCGGTCCCGTTTCCCCAAGAAGCTGGCTGGAGGGTGTGTATGACTATGCGGTAAGGGTCATGGACAGAGAGAAAGTTTTCCTTGGTATGCCTGCTTACGGCTGGAACTGGCAGATTTATGATACCCCAGAAAATCTGGGTAAGTATTATCGTGGCACGTCCAACACTTACTACGCAGCGAAATACTGGATGACTGGGGCGTACAACTTCACCGATGACGGCCCACCCCAGCCGTTGATTCCCATCGTGGCATACTGGGACGATTACGATATGGGTCCGTGGGCGCTTCCTCATGTGTACGACTACATGGAAGGAAGGGATGCCGTTACCAAGAGTACGCCCCAGATGTCTGAAACCTATAACCGCAGACGGTATCTGACCGCCTACGGTAAGGAGCAGAAGACAGAATTTGGTGATATTATCATCGACCACGATGCCGAGCCGGACAGCTATTCCGGCGTGGTGTCTGTATCCAATACACTGGTCACTCTCGGCGATGAAGGTTCTGCCACCTACAAGTTTACCATTGATGAGGCTGGTACCTATGATGTGGCTGTTCGGCTCTGTTTCCCATTCTGGGATAAGAACGGCATCTACGCATCGCTGGATGTCAGCACGGTACATTTTTCGGAGACACGGCTCTGGTGGCCATACTGGAGAACGACCTTCTGGGCGACTCTGGCAAAGGGCGTAAGCCTTGCTGCCGGAGAGCATACCGTAAAGATTTCTGTGGATGTAAATGGTGTTCAGTTCTATGGCTTCCGTGTCTGTACGGACTTTTCCGAGGAGCCAACGGCAGGAGATGCCACCTATACCCTTGCTCCCAGAAAATTCAAAGATGTGAATGGCGACATGGTGGGACCAGCGACTGGCTTTAAGCTGACCCTTGAGATGCTTCGCCGAAAGCCGGACTCTGCACTGGTCTGGTATGAGGACTTCCGTGATGAACAGAAGATCCCCGAAAGCTATTGGAGTGTGCTTTCTGGGGAATGGGATGTCTGGCAAGACTCAGATAGTTCAGCAAACCGTCCATACTCCCAACTTGAAGGATACGGTCAGCTGGCATGGAAATACTCCAGCTTTTCGGATATTCACCTTCGGGCGCAGATCATCATCCCACCCGATGGTGGTGGCAAGTCTGGCATCTTCCTGGGGTCATTGTTTCTGTGCATCAATTACGACACCCAGCAGCTGGAACTTTATGAGGGCTCCACGCTTAAGGGAAGCTACTCGGCGACCTATGAAAAGACATCAAAAGCTGACCTGAGGAGCAACCCAAGTGTTTATACCATTGAGATGCGCAAGCGTGGCAATAAGGTGAGGGTCTATTCTTCGACTTCCTATACGCTCCGATTCACCGCTACCGTCAGTAGCAGTGGTGGCTATGCTGGCATCCGTTCTGACAAACAGGTCAACTGCCAGCTTCTCCGTCTGGGCGATGCCTGGACTTACGAGCCGTATGAACGGTTTGATGTGGTGATGCCGGACGGTACAGAGACTTCCTTCGGCAGAATTGAACGGTCGAACTGCACCTGGGATGAAGAGTTCCAGGTTTTCACACTGACTTCCGATGTGGAGGAATATTCCACCAGAAGCGAAGAAATCTCTCTGGATTATGAGTTCTACCATTCCCACATGATGCCGCTGGAGTGTGGAAATGACTACACCGCAAAAATCATCCCCAGGGACATCAACATCTGGATTTCCAGACTGTTCCTTGGGGATGCGGACGGCTTTTCCATTTTGTACTACCAGGATGTGGACAGCCTTATCTACTGGGCAAACCAGGCAGCGTATCGCTGGAAGCTGAGAGGGATGTGTATGTGGTCCCTGGGACAAGAGGATATGCGAGTCTGGGAGTGGTTGCCCAAACAAACAGAATAGATGCGATGAGGGTATCTGCCTGGTGCGGATGCCCTTTTTGTATACATCAAAACGAAAAGGAGGAAACGACAATGAAGGAATTTTGGAATGTGATCCAGCTGGTATTCGCCGCTATTGGCGGTTGGCTTGGCTGGTTCCTGGGAGGATGTGATGGCTTGCTGTTCGCATTGATTGCCTTTGTGGCGGTGGACTACATCACTGGTGTGATGTGCGCCATTGTGGACAAGAATCTGTCCAGTGCCGTGGGCTTTAAGGGTATCTGCCGTAAGGTATTGATTTTCCTGCTCGTTGGCATCGCACACATTTTGGATGCCCAGGTGATTGGTGCGGGAAGTGTTCTGCGTACTGCGATCATTTTCTTTTACCTTTCCAATGAAGGTGTGAGCCTTTTGGAAAATGCCGCACATCTGGGATTACCTGTGCCGGAGAAGTTGAAGGATGTCCTTCAGCAGATCCACGACCGCGCAGAGAGTAAGGAGGAATAAGCCATGAAGCTGGTTGAATCTATCCTTACGAAGAACCCCTGCTACACCGCAGGGCGAA